GGAGGCGTTAGACCTTGAAAAAAAACTACATAACGAGGGTTATGAAGGTAAACATAGGTTTAACACATACAATTAAACACTACGTATAACTACGTAGAAGGTAAAATAAAATAAAAGTTTTTTTACTTTTCTATTGCAGAAACAAAATAAGTGCTTATATTTGTATCAACAAACAACGAAAAACAACACAAAATGACAAATTTTAGAAAAGAATTAATTAAAACAGAAAAGGAAGCTAAAAGCTCAGGTTTATTTAAGACTTCATTTGAGATGCTTCAAGACATTAATACTAAAGAATGGTTTATCGGTAATATTGCTTCAGGTATTCAATTAAGTAAAAGAAGTTTAAATAAATCGAGAGTTCAAAAAGTATTCGATTGGGGTGAGTTTGGATTGCCTACAACAAAAAGAATTTATAAAAGAAAATAAAAATAAAAACAACACAAACAAAATGAACAAAATTATCACATCACTAGTAATCTTACTAAGCACTACACTATATGCTCAGTTAGATATTACCAATGACTTCGAGTCTTGGACATTCACAAATACCGCAGGACTTGAGTCTTACGGTGCTATTACTACAACCTTAGCGGGAGGTGGTGCTTACCCTAACAATGATACTACTCTAATGACTTCGCCTTACTATGAAGTAGCGGGAGACTTGGAGATAAACTTCAAGGTTAACGGATTAATTGAGAAGAACTACGACTATGTATATGTACAGTATTCACTAGGTGGCGGTTGGATTACTATTAAGTCAATCACAGGATACAAGAACTACAAGAACTATAGCTTATTCTTAGAGGCAGTAGAGGGGATGATTCAGTTTAGGTTTGCTCTAGTTACTGACCATTCAGTTAATGCATACGGTAAGCAAAGACCTAACGGGTGCGGATATACAAACCTAATGTATTACGATGTATCTTATTGGAACCTATGGAGTGACAACGCTTTGCCTGTAGAGTTTGGAGGTCAAGAGTCAGATTGTGATGAAATTACATTTTGGACTGCATCAGAACAAAATTCTTCTCATTTTATTATCATTCATTCTAGTGATGGTGTAGGTTGGGAAATGTTAGATTATATTAGTGCTATGGGTTTTTCTAACACAACAAAGACCTACAGAATTGATAACACTCTAGGTGGTGGATTCTTTCAGATAGTTCAAGTTGATATTGACGGCGAGTCTGAAACTTTCGGTCCGTTTGAAATAGACTGCAACCTATCAGTAGACCCGTTACACAATAACAAGACGGTAGAAGGATATTATAATACAATGGGACAGAAGATAACGCCCGACACGCAAGGTATAAAGATTGTCAGATATACAGATGGAACAACTAAAACAATATATTAATGTATCACAGTAACAGAACACAAACGAGAACTAAGGACTACTACGCTAAGAGCAAGGAGTTAAAGAAGCTAGTTATAGCAGTAAAGCAGAAGCAAGAAAGAATCGCAAACGAACAAAAGCAATTAACAAATGAGTCAACAAAATAGAATATTAAAACATTGTCAAAGAATAGCACAGACATTAAACTTAACAGAGAACACGAAAGGCGATGTTCACAAAGCGGGTGCGATACTCTTAGACATAATGAAAGACCTAGATACTCTCAGAGAGATTAGAAAGGCACAAACAGAAAACCCTAACGATGCAGATTTAGGTAAGGAGGTCAAACTTCTTTTAAACAAGTAATCAATTAATAAATAAATAAATCAAACAAAATGAGTAATTTCGAAACAAAAGACAACAGTGGTGCTTTATTCACTAACAACAAAAAGGCAGAGAATCATCCCGACTTCAAGGGTAAGTGTAGAGTGAACGGTGTAGACATGGAGGTAGCCGTATGGTCTAAGACCTCTGCTAAAGGAATGCAGTATATGAGTATGTCATTCTCTGAGCCATGGGTTAATCCTAACGCACAGGTAGAGCAACCTAAGCAAGGTATTCAAGACCTACCATCTAACGAGGTTGAGTCTAATGGTTTACCATTTTAATCTTAGTCAATGAGTTGGATAGCTAAAGTAGCACAACATCACGACGAGTATGTATCAACTGTGAAGGGGTTTGGAGAGAACTTCTTCGCAGAAGATATAGTACAAGAATCCTACATTAAGATAATGAAATATTGTAAGGAGGAACAACTGATTAAAGATGGAGAGGTTAGAAAAGCGTATATGTATTTCGTATTGAGAAACATGTTCCTAGACTTCAAGAAGCAAAAGAACAACAAGAACAAAGTAAGTTCAGATGTTCTTAACTATCTAGGGGAAGGCATAAGTAATGACCTAGAAGAGATAGAGAAAGCCGACGCCCTTAACAAGATATTTGATAAGGTAGACACGGTAGTAAAAGATTTACATTGGTACGATGAGTTGTTGTTTAAACTCTATAGAGATACAGGTAAGTCAATGAGAACCCTCAGTAAAGAAACAGGTATATCAACCTCTAGCATATTCACAACGTTAAAGAAGTGTAAGGATGCAATCAGAGAAGAGGTAGCAGAGGACTACCAAGATTACCTAAACGAAGAGTACGAACTAATATGATAGTAGAAGCGGATAAGAATGTGTCTTATGAGTACCTAACGAACACACGCAAACTCGGAACTAAAACCGAGGCTTATAGAACAGAGGTCGAAGATTTATCCTGTCCGCTTTATACTTACCATACATTAAGTGAAATAGAAAAAGAAATATACAATGGCAAAACAAATAGTAAGCGGTAAACTAGAAACCGTAAAGAAGAAAAGAAAGGGTGTTCATAGTAAGAACGCGAGTAAGAATCAAAACGCCTACAAGAAACCAAGTAGGGGTCAAGGATAAAATATAAGGGTTATGATTATATTAGGAATATTAATAATGCTAACATTTACAGTAAATTGTCTACTGTTAGTTTACATAAGAGAAGAACAGAAAGAGTATCACGAAATTATTTATAAAGTCCAAGATGACCAATGGGATGATATAACACAAATAAGAAGAGCCGTTAGAGCAATAGATAGGAGAACGAGACGAGAGGGTATGGATAGAACAATAAAAAATAAATAATATGAGTAAGAAGATAGACAAGCGTACAAAAGAGTACAAAGAAATGATGAAAGCTAAGGAGTCTGAAGGGCTAGGAGATACAGTTGAGAAAGTCTTAGAAGCCACAGGTGTAGCTAAGGTGGCTAAATTCTTTCTAGGAGAAGATTGCGGGTGCGAGGAGAGAAAGGAAGTCTTAAACAAGATGTTCCCATATTATAAGCCATTGTGCTTAGAAGAGGATGAGTATTACTTCCTTAGTGAGTTCTTTGCAAAGGGTACTAATCAGATTAAGATACAAGACCAAAGAGATATGCTAAAGATTTATAACAGAGTCTTTAGATTAAAAGTACCTAGAACGACCACCGACTGTTCTAGTTGTGTGAGAGAGATGGTTGGAAACCTTAAGAGGTTGTATAAAGAATACGAAGATTAAGATAAGGGGATTCGAAAGAGTCCCTTTTTTTCTACGTAGTAATACTTAGTAAGTGAAATTAAATAAAAGTTTTTTTAGAAAGTACTTGCAGAAACAAAATAAAGCGTTACCTTTACGTCAGTAAACAAAACAAAAACACACACAATGAAAGCAACTTTAAAATTCCAAACAAACGAACAGGCAAACAACTTCGCATTAGCATATAGCAGAAATACACTAGGTGGTCACATAGTCGGAGATAAAGAGGTTACTGTATTTAACATAGACGAAGATAAAAAAGAGTTTATAGATTCATATGTAAAGAGTTTAAACAAATAAAATAAGGAGTAAGAAGAGAGAGAGCCATTCGAGAGAGTGGCTTTTTTTGTGCAACATTTTCTAAGGTTCGAAGTTATATAAATAATTAATAGTTAATTTGTTTTAAATGGATAAGCGTAAGAATAACGGAGGACACTCTACAAGGTCAAAAGGAAGCGATAAGAGAAAGAATCAGTACAGAGATGCACTAGAACAAGCGAACTCAGTAGAAGATGTCGTAGAAGTCCTTAAAATGGTTAAGACTAAAGCAGTCGAGAAACAAGACATTCAAGCGGGTAAATTATTCCTTGAGTATTACTTAGGTAAACCCGAGACTCAGATAGACATTAAATCTACCGAAGGTGTTAACATAGACTTCAAAGAACTATTCAAGTTTAAGTAGTGATAGAACTCAATAAGAAGTATGAACTGCTAGGGGAGTCCTCTAGGTACTTTGTCGTAACAGGTGGGCGTGGTAGTGGTAAGTCTTACTCAGTCAACTCATTGCTCGTAGCATTGACTTATGAGCGTGGTCACGTTATATTGTTCACGCGTTACACTATGGCGTCTGCTCATATATCTATTATTCCCGAGTTCCTAGAGAAGCTAGAAGAGTTGGATAAGGTAGATGACTTCCATATTACTAAGGATGAGATTACAAACCTACAGACAGGTTCTAAGATTATCTTCAAGGGTATTAAGACTTCAAGCGGTGACCAAACTGCAAACCTTAAATCGTTACAAGGTGTTACTACTTGGGTACTAGATGAGGCAGAAGAATTAGTACACGAAGATATATTCGACAAGATAGACCTATCTATCAGAGCAAAGCATAAAGACAATAGAGTCATTCTAATATTAAACCCTACGACTAAAGAGCATTTCATATACCAAAGATTCTTTGAGGGCAGAGGTGTAGAAGGTGGTAGTAATATGCGTAAGGATGATGTCACATACATACACACTACTTACGAGGATAATAAAGAGAATCTATCAGATAGCTTTCTAAAGCAAATAGAGACGACTAGAGAGCGTAGACCTGAGCGTTATAAGCACCAAATACTCGGAGGTTGGTTAGAGAAGGCAGAAGGCGTCATATTCACTAATTGGAAGCTAGGTAAGTTTAGAGAGGTTACACCGTCAGTA